GAATGTCAGCGTAGTTGCACCGCTAATAGTTTTAGTTTGTACATTACCTAAACTCAGGTCAACATCATTTGCCGCTAGAGCTACTTTAGTCTCTGCATAATCTTTGAGGACAGGACGTTGTACTGTGTTGTCGTGAAAATTAGCAACACCGGATGCATCTATGCTGAATCTCTCTGTGTTGTCTGTACCGAATTTTATTGGGCCAGACTCTCGGTTCCAGATGTACGCGTCAGGGTTTGCACCTGAGCCTAAGATAATATCCAGACCATCGCCTGTGGTATGACCTGTGTCGCCCGTAGTGAGTCTTACATAAGCACCACCGTTACTTCCTCCTGCTGATCGTATATGGAGTGTTTCAGAACTGGTGTCACCTTGTACGGGACTGCCTGTACCTATTGCTATATCACCGTCATTGTCGATGGTGAAGTATGAACTAACTCCCTGTACGTCAGTGCCGATCTCAAGCCCAAGGTTAGTACGAGCGGTGGCTGCACTTGAAGCCCCTGTACCACCATTAACTATTTCTAAATCAGCGCCAGACCAATCATCATTAGATATAGTGGTCACTGTAGGCGCTACCGTTTGCCATGTTGAGCCATTATATACTTTAATGTCATCGGTAGTGGAGTTGAAATATAAATCACCCTCACTCACATTTGACGATGGGGCCGAGGACAGTGAGCCATGATAAATGCTCTGAAAAGATGACAACGACGATGCGGCTGAAGTAGCACTTGAGGCTGCGCCTGTAGCACTTGAGGCTGCATTGGTTTCGCTTGTAGCTGCATTGGTTTCGCTTGTAGCCGCATTAGTAGCAGACGTAGATGCTTCGGACGCTCTCGTCGTTGCCGTTGATGCACTACTGGAAGCTGATGTTGCGCTTGAAGCTGCATTAGTCGCTTGAGTCGATGCTGTGGTAGCACTTGAGGCTGCGTTGGTCTCACTACTGGATGCAGCAGTTTCAGAGGAAGATGCACCTGAAGCCGAGCTTGCTGCTGCGGTAGCCGAACTTGCTGCTGCGGTAGCCGAACTTGCTGCATTGGTTTCACTTGAAGCTGCGTTAGTCTCAGACGTAGATGCACTGGTAGCACTTGAAGCTGCATTAGTCGCAGACGTAGCGACAGTAGATTCACTAGAAGCCGCAGATGTAGCAGACGTAGATGCAGCAGAGGCCGATGTACTTGCAGCACTCGCTGAAGACGCTGCGTTAGTCGCAGACGTAGATGCAGCAGAGGCACTGCTGGCTGCTGAAGTTGCGGAGGAAGATGCAGCACTAGCACTAGTAGCAGCATTGGTAGCAGATGTACTTGCATTGGTTTCACTAGTAGATGAATCAGTAGCTGAAGTGGCTGATGAAGTAGCTGAAGTAGCTGACGAAGTGGCTGAAGTGGCTGCGTTAGTTTCACTAGTTGCTGCATTAGTAGCAGATGTATTGACAGTGGATTCACTAGCTGCTGCATTAGTAGCTGATGTGGATGCAGCAGCAGCAGCGGCCTGTGCATCAACGGATGCTTGTAGAACTTCTTCTACAGCAGCAGAGCCAGAGACAGAAGAAGCTCCACCTGTTCCGCGATAAATACTCATAAATGTCTCCTTTACTTTTGTGATAAGCTCTATTTCTAAAGCCCATTAAAAAAGAAAAACGAGAAGGGACTCGTAAGCCCCAACTCGTTAGCAGCTTAATGATTAAGCTGGTAAGACAATACCAATACCGGATGCGGCACGTAGAGTCTGGATACCATAGATAGTATCGGAAGTGAACAGGGTGGACAAGTATTCTTGTTTGTACTGAGTCTGAGAGCGTACCCCTTGCTGTTCAGCAAATACGATAGCGTCTTTGTGCATCAATACACCTAGCTTGTTTGCACCTGATTCAAGTGAGGGACAGTTAGTAGAAACATATACATCAACACCGTAAAGAGTGCCAATCTTACCGTTAACAACACCACGACCATCTACAAAGTCAGAAGACATGTAGCGATCAATACCACGAATAGTATTCACAGCAGCCGGAGGGATAACAAGTACACGCTGATCCATAGGAGTATCGTTGTCATCAAGCAACTGGATACCATCACGGAAGGCTAGATCGGTAATTACGTTTTCAGTACCTGTAGCAGAATAAGCAGCTAAGTTGCCATTACTGTCTACTTCATACAAAGTAAACTCAGCCTGTGCTTCAGCGAACAAGTCAGTGTCAACCTGTTTAGCTAGTGCATAGCCAGCATCGTCAGTGTAGAACTTACGCAGAGAGGCTAAAGCCTGTACTTCGGTAATGTCCTCAATCAGACGAGAATACTCGTAATGTTTGTCAATACTTACTACTACTTCAGTTTCAGTAGCCGCTTGTAAAGTAACCTGTGTCGAGGCTGCTTTAACTGAAGCAGAGCCACGCGTAGGTTTAGGGATGTTGATAGTATCCCCTTTCTTACCTTTCATCGGCATTTTGTTTACTACGTTAGCAAGAACCAAAGAGTTCTTGTACGCAGCTACGATTTCATCAGACCACAGTTCAGGAATGAACTTCGCTGCGGTTGTGTTTGTTACATGATTCGTGCCAAGAGCCATAATATTTTACCTCAATATAAAAATAATTATTTGACCCGTTTCTCAGCATAAGCTAATGTTATTTCATCAGCGAGTTCAGCATAGCGATTCGGATCGTGTCGCATTAAGTCAATAATGTCAGCGCGTCGATATATTTTTCGGGAACGTCCCTCACCGCTTCCTTTACTACTACCTGTTGCAGCAGCTTTACGTTGGCGTTTAGTTTCATTTCCCTCTACTTCTTTGGTCTGTTGGATAATACGTTTACGTTCTTTCCAGTTAGAGAACAGCTCATCTGCTGCATCGTAGTCATAACCTTGGTGTGCACGTTTAAACAACTCAGTGCGTACCTTAGAACCTTTAACCCATTCACCAAAGTCTCCCTCTTGAAGAATATCTTGGAAGTCAGGGTGCTTAGACTCTAATGTATTCACTGCCTGTTTCTGGCGTAATGAAAGTTGTAATTGTTCAGCAGCCTTAATCTTTGGGTGCTTCTCAATCGCAGCGTTCATCGCTTTCTCAGGGTCTTCAAAGAAGTCTATATCTTCTTTCTTTTCTTCCGTGGGCTTTGCAGCTTGCGTCTGGTTTAGTATAAAGTTATCTACAAGTCTTCGTAAGTCACCAACTTCAGAGGACTGTCTCCCTAGCAGCTTCTCAGCTTCCTGATGCATTTGGATAATATCTTTAGCAGATTTACCCTTGTATTTCTCAGGGAGAGTGTCTTCTTCGTCTTCGACTCCAGCTTCAGCGTCAGGCTCTTCTGCCTGATTCTCTTCAATGATTGTCTCTTTCTGAGGGTCATCAAATGTTTGAAGCTCTTCGTCATCTTTTAACTGTAGTTCTTCATCTTCACGCGGTTCGTCAAGAAATTCTGCCATTAAAAACTCCGTACTTTTCAGTATTGTGGATAAATATATTAGAGAGGCTCATGCCCAACGCAATGAGTTTATTCTCTTTCTTCCTTAATTTCTTTATAAGTTGCTTCAATAGCAACTTGCCAATTAAGGATAGTGTCCATCACAGTCAGTTGACCTTGGATGAACTTCAAGGAACCCTCATTCTCTACATGTCGTATGTTAAAGGATGAAGCATTCTCTTGTATGTCTTCGATAAATTGTTTCCAACCATCGGTTAAAAATAAATCGAAATATGTTTCGTAATAACTTTCTATGTCGGGGGTCATTGACTTTATCCAGAAAGTATGTTAGTGGAGGAGAGACTATAACATACTTTTAAACATTTGTCAAGTCTTTTTTGACTTTTTTTTCTGTTTAGGTATAGCTAATGTTTTCTCTAGCGATTCAATCCTCACCTCTAAAGCATTATGCCTCCGTTCCATAGAAGCTAATATACCGTTAATTTGTTCTACTAGTTCATCTAAGCGCACTATTTACCTCGCATCTGCTTCTCAACAATCTTTTCCTTACTGATTATCTCACGCTCCTTTAATCGTAGTTTAGCTACTTCTGCCCTACGTTCAAATTCCTTATCATCAGCATCCCCTGCCTGTAAGTTATTAGAGAGAGCTGCTGCATACTTAGCCTGTACTTCGATAGGAAGTAACTCAGTCTCAACACGATTCTGTTCAATACGTGTCTGAATCTCTTGCGTCTGTGCAGTGATATAATCCAGTTTAGCCTGCTCTTGAGCCATCAGCATTTGGTTCTGTACTTCTTGCTGCTGCTGCGCCTGTGGGTTAGGCTGCTGTGTTTGCTTGATCTTAGCAATAATCTCTTCACGATTAGCTAAAGACATGTTCTCAACAACAGATTCAATCAGCGTAGGGTACAACGGACTCTCAGGAGACATGGTTTGTAGTAGCTGTACTATCTGTGTAACCTCATACTCACGAGCAATAACACCGAGAGAGGAAGAAGCACAGAACTTATAGTCTGCTACAGGGTACTGGTCAGG